TGTTATGCATATCCCCCGATTTAAAGTCTATGATAACTATTTTCTTTTCCTTTATTTTCTTAGTAGACAACTTAGGATCTCCTTTCTTCTTATCTTTTGTATTTTTTTGATATACTTCTCCAAAATACCCTTCTACTGTTTTTTCTTCATATATTTCAGCTATCAAATCAATAGGAGAAGCTACCTCGTATTGTTCACAAGAAAGTATTTTCTCAATAGCCATTGGTCTTAATTCATAATCAGTGCAGAATTTAGCGAATCTCACTAATCTTTCGATCATATCATCCAAATCATCTACACTTGATTTAAATCTATCCATATTCTTTTTAGATATCCTCAAATCTGATTCTTCCAATAATTTAATGATAAAACTTCGTCTTAAATACATATCTCTTCCTTTAAGATATTGCTCATAAAGGAAGTGCATGATAGTACCTTTATCCGCTGCATACTCTGTCACATCTTTAGGATTCTGCCCCATTAATTTCTGTAGTTCTTTCCATTGCATTAAAGCATCCTTGTTGTCAGCATATCCGTCATTTATCAAATTGGTTCCCGAAGCATATATCTTTACACTTCCATCTTCCAGAAGTCTATAATAGTATCTGTTTCCATCCAGCGACAGTCTGCGGAATACCGGCGTTGGGATGTCTGCCAGCTCCTCACAGATGAATTGTGGCTCTACTGCTTCCGAGTTTGAGATAAAAGGATCTTCCTCTTCTCCATCAAAAGGAAGTTCTTCTCTTTCTATAATATCTTCGTTTTTTAAACTATATTCTGCTTCTGCCACAACATCTTCTAATGTTTGATCTGGATTTGCTACTGATATAACATATCCATTGTTGACAAACAAAATGTTGTTTTCATCTTCTGACATAGGTTTAAAGCCTATACTGATTAAGTATTCTTTTTTTTCTTTCATAACTTATATTTATTTTCTTTCGTGTTTAACCCCATAAATACCGTCATATTCACCTCTAAAAATTGATGCAACTCTAGCTGACTCCTCGTCTGGAAAAATCCCTAGGAAAATTTGTTCATGATCTTCATTT